GCCTTGTGCCACCCAGCTACACCGGAATACTTTGTCGTAAACTGTTGGTAGTATGCCGCTTCTGCAGGACTACGACCAAACCCACTAGCCCCATACAACGGAGCAAACGTGTGTGCCTTTGCATCTTGTCGTGACATAGGCTGACCTGCATCAGATATAACCTGTGCAGTATACGCATGTACATCAAAGCCTGTAGTGACTTCATCAATGGCAGTCATGTCCTGTGATAGGAACGCAGCTACACGAAACTCAAGCTGGGCAAAGTCAGCCTCACAAATTTTCCCACCTTGCCAACGAGATATGAATACCTTCTTGACAGGGAACGTACCGCCACGTGGCATGTTCTGCATGTTAGGGTCAGCACCTGACAACCTGCCTGTACCAGTGCGGTGTTGTAGTAACCGTACATGTAGCTTACCGTCAGGCTTTACATGTGTTGCAATGCCCTCTACGAAGCTGCTGAGATATGTCTCTACTGCTGACAACCTACGTACCTTCTGTAGGAATGACTCAGCTACACGCATACCCTTGGAACGTGCAATGCCCTCAAGGAATATAAGATTGTCTTTGCCTGTACCAAAACCGTTGGCACTAATCCACTTGGAGTTAGGTGGTGCAAACTTTAGTCCTGCAATACTACTGTGATTGTCTGTGAAGGTATATCCTGTAGCACTACAAGTGTCACACTTATTTGATCTAGCATATCGTGTTCCGTCTTTCTTCTGTTTCCATATCTGTCCACTGCCATTACATGTACGGCATTGGTGTGCCTTTTGCTTGTACAACTTCTCGCTGTATGCATTGACGTTACGTCTGTAGTCTGTGTCAGGCATACGTTCATCGAACAAGTCTGCCCACATCTTCTTGTCGAGTGGCTTACGGCTGTAGATAACCCAAGACAATTGCTCTGGGCTATTGAGGTTGATTGGCCTGTCACCCATCAGGTCACTGGCTTGCTCCTCTAGTGCCATAGTCAAAGCGTTACGCTCTTGTTCAAACTCATCACGCACTTCCATCAGTGCATCCATGTCAACTTGAAAGCCCCGCTGATAGATACGTGCAAGATGTACAGCTAACTGATTGGTCAACTGTATCGTTGGTACTAGTGACTTGCATCCCTCGTACCTTGTCTGCAAAACATCATACAGTTGTTGTGTAGCGTGGAGATCGTGTGATAGATACTCCGATAGTTCACCATGAGGTATATCACGTGTGGAATATCCATCCTTAAAGTACTCCTTTAATGTGTCCTGTTTCTTTGTGTCCAACTCGTATCGTTCAGCACATGCCTCAAGCGATAGCGGTTGCTTCTGTCCACGCTGTAGTACGTACTCACCCAACAAGGTATCGAATACCTCACCGTCATACTCAAAGCCTGACTCCCATAGCCACAGCAAATCATGCGGTGCGTTGTGTGCAATAAGTAGAGGGGCAGCATCCAATGCGTCTTGCACTATTTGCCGACCCTCTGTGGTAGGTTGTTGCTCTGCGTGATCGAAAGTTATAATGTTTTCGTTCCCAAGATCATCTAGCATGCCTACCATAACCAATGTATTCTCTGGCTCAAACGGGTCAAGGTGTAACTTGCCATTGCGTTTGACCACTGTATTCTCTACGTCTAGGGTTAAGTGTTTCATGTCGGTATCGCCCCCTTTAGTCGGTCCATCTGTCCCAATCATCTAGTATTGTGAAGTCGTTATCGTATATCTTGGCACGATTGTCAACCCCTTCATTGTGTTCTGTTAAAGTATCTACATTTAAAGTATCTCTAAATTGTTCCATTGCCATTACTGCTTCCTCAAGAGTCAGGTCGTTATCGACCATTGCTCTGTGCAATCTAATCTCTGCACTAGATGTAGCTGTAGTCATAGGTATCCCCTTCTCTGTACTGAACTTCTGCGTTCATCTTCTGTCATTGGTCTGATGTATGGTACTACTATACCAGTGTTCCATTTGTCTGCACGTTTCTGTGCTTCCTCTTTATCGGTAAACCATATGGCAGGGTCATTCGCTGTGAAGCAATCCTTACCTGTGTCATATACAAATTCATCTGTGTCAATTTCAAACATTACTGCGTACATCTTCTTCTCCTTTCAAGCCCTCTTCAATTAAGTGTATAAACCCTGCATTAAATACTTTGTGGTACGTATCAGCGTCCATCTCTAGTTGTACAGAGGCAGAGCCATCTTCATTGTCGGTTATCTCTACTATCTTTATTGCATCGTTCATCTTCATTTCTCCAATCTCAATGCAAACCATGACACGGGAAATAACTTCTTCATGCTGTCACAGATTTGATTTGCTGCTAGTCTAGTTTCTAATTGTGTATCTACTGCACATCTAAGGTTGCACATATCTGCAAAGGCATCAAGGCTTCCCGACCAGTACCATTCAGTCATGGTGGACTGTGGTAGTACCATACGTGCCTGTTCTGGACATACACCTTTATCTATGAGTTCTTTATAACTTCTCATACAATACGGGTACACTTCTTCAGCAACAATATCAGATGTTTTTCTAAACCATCTATCCATTAGGTAACTCTTATCATCTGGATAATCATGTGCATCATTAAACTCTATTTCATTTATGTAAATATCGCCACTACCTTGTTTTTTATCATCGGCTTTTGCTCTCCAATTTTCAGGTAAGTAAAACTCAGGCTCACTGTCTACGTACCTACGGCTAATCTCATTCCAACGTAGGAACTTATGCTTGACTAGTTGTCTAGCTACAAACAATGGAGCCTTTACGTGGAAGGATGCAAACGCATGACCAAATGGTGACATGTGCTTGTGCTTGGCTAGGTAGTCGATCAACTTGGAGTCGGCATAGTTTAGTACACCCGTACCACCTTCACCATCGTCTAAGCCATCCTCTTGACCAGCCCACGTACTCTTCTTGCCAAAGCTAACACGTGCCGCATTAACTACAGACAAGTCACTACCCATGTAGTCTATTAGTGTTACATCAATCAATTGTTATCTCCTTTAATATCTCTATTGCTTCTGCATCTGTCAGCTTGAACCACTCACCGTTGTCGTGCTTGTTCCAAGGGTGTGTAGTCTTGAGTGCCGCCAGTGTGTGTGCCTTTTTCTCTGCTACATTACGATCCTCAAAGTACACAGAGTGTACCAACTTGTAGTCTCGCATAGGTGAACTTGTCTGGTATCCACTTAGCCTGTCCTCTGCGTCAAGTGCCTTACCTATCTTGACCCACTCAGGCCATGCGCTATTTACAATGGCGTATACATACCCCTCTTTGATTTGGTTGTAGTTGTTTAACGAACCAAAGGCTAGATCACCAAATGATTTGTACCGCCCTGCTTTATGTAATGGGTGTGTTTGAGGTATGTACTTACCATTTACCCACATACGATTCTTGTTACTATCTTCATTGTATTTATCGTGACAATCTTTACATTGTCTCCTACCGTACTTTTTCCAACCTTCTTGCCAATTACCATTGGTAAGTTCTGTATAGCAGGTACTACAACATGCATTTATGTCTTCTTGCAGTATCATGCTACGTACCTCGCAGTCTTGTACTCAAGATCTGTGTGTACAATACCATGCCAACCCGACAACTTATTCTTAACGATGTTTATGTGGCGCTGGTTGTCTTCTTCTTCTTGTCCCTCAACTGTAGGGTTCTTGGAGATCATAATCATCAGGTCAGCTTCAGCTGCCTTACCTGTACGACTACCTTCCATCATGGCTTGGTTGAGTACAACCTTACCCTCTGCCTCTGCAGATAGCTGAGACATGTAGAACATGGCACAGTTCTGTTGCTTTGCAATCTGTCTAGCCTGTATTGCGTTAGCCTTGAGTGCTTCATCAGTACGTGCAAACCCTGCAGTACGGGCAAACTTATCACCCATGTCTAGTATAACTATGTCAGGTTTGTATGACTTACAGACTGACTCAACCCAGTTCATGTCACGACCTGTAGAATCCTTGAACATTATCTTGTCACGTATCTTGTTGAACGTAGTCATAGCACTGGCCTTGTTCTTGACAATCTCATGCTTGTCTAATCCAGTAGCGGCTGTGATGTATCGGTGAGCTACACGATGATAACCTTCCTCATTACACAGTACAATTACTTTAGCACCTTGCCATGCAAAGCCATTAGGACCAGCAACCAGAGAGGCATGGAATGAAGTCTTACCTGTGTTAGGTCTAGCACCTACCTCAATCAAGTGACCTGCATTGACGCCCTCAACCTTACGTGTCAACGTAGGTATGTTGAATGTCCACTGTGACTCAAGGTCTGTCATTGCAAGGATAGTATCAAGGTCAGTGTCTTCCCACTCAACCTTTAGGTTAGGTGTAAAGTCATCTGCATATTGCTCAAGCATTTGACGTAACGGATCAAGGCTTGTCTTGCTACCATTGACGTAATCAAATCCAAGGTTGGCAATGTCCTCACCTATGACCTGTTGAAACAACTTAGACAGTACATCCTGTGCTATGTCGCTGCCCATTACCTCTTGCTTGTTTACCTGACCAAACAGTACGCTGTATGCTTGGCGTTGGGCTGTAGTTAGTGTGGCGTTCTCAGCCATGAACAGTGCCTCAATCTCTGCAGGTGTTACACTACGTTCATACCTGTCCATAGCTGAGTCGATGGCTTCTTTAATCTTACGTACATCTTTACTGAACAAACGATCAGGACACCTAGCCCCTTTGTGATCGTCATAAAATTCCTTGTCCATAAGACTACGGATAAGTGATAGTTCCATTTGTTAATCTCCTAGTGTTAAAAGGTTATGTATGTCGGTAGGCTCTTGGTATTTTAGATCGTCAGTTAGTCGTAGCACTTTGACGTTATCAACGTAGCCACGTAATTCTTTGGCGAACTGCAGGGTCTTGGGTAGTGCGTCAGGGTCCAGTGCAATTACTGCCGTTGAGAACTGCGATAAGTATTCCTTATGTGCATTTGATAGTGACGTACCCAACACTGCGACCCCGACACATCCATCACTATCACCTACAACTGCAGCACTTATGCAGTCCTCAACAACTACAGCAGTTTTACCACGACCTGACACGTATGGCAAGTAGTTTTTTCCATAACGTTTCCACTTAGGTAATCGTTTACCCAGTGATCTGCCCGTGGCATCTACTGTAACTCCATTGTGTATAACAGGGAACACTACACGATGTTCCTTAACGTCATATAATAGACCTAAGTCTTGTGCATCTAACTGCCATTCATTACAGAATGATGCAATCTTTTGGTAGTCTCTGACAAACCATTCAGGTCTAACAAATGTTTCAACGTGTGTCTCTTCTGCCACAGGGCGAATAGATTTACGTATGTCATCTGCAGTCAATGAGGTACGTGTACCACCTGACATTGAACAACTAGCCTTGTAACAATTCCATACGATAGAACCCATATTATTTGTGATAGTAAATGTATTCTTAGTATTACATGATGGACAAGTCATACGCTTTGTCTCACCATTTACTAGTGATAGATCACTTATAATATTATTTATATTCATATGTTATATCACTTTCTATGTTACTCGTTACCACTCGATTGTACACGAACGTTTCTCTGTGTCAAGGCATTACTTGCAGCATCTAGTGTATGCTTCATGTATGGTTTCACAGAAGACACATGATTGTGTCCTGTCACTGACATAAGTTGACCCATAGGTACACCCTTGTCAATCATCTGTGTCACCCCTGTTCTACGTAAGTCCATAAGTCGTAATTCTTCTGGCAACTTAGCCAGCCTCATTACCCTACGTCCTACCTTCGACAGTCGTTCCATTGCATACGGTTGGTACTCCCCCATCACTGGCCTTGGATGCGGTGCTACATATGGTTGAAAGCTAAACTGTTCTGCTTGGTCATACAACATAGACGTTAGCTCTTCAGATATAGGAAGCTCTACGTTAGCCCTACGTTTGCTTTGTTCTAGTTTGAGTACCCTGTTACCTAAGTCAAGGTTATCCCACTGTAACGTCCTCATATCGCCCAGCCGTTGACACCATTCGTATGCCATCTGTACTATCAAGCCGATACTTCTGTACTCATAGTCGCTGTACGAATAATCAAGGAACCTGACAACATCTTCGTGTTTCCATACTACCTTACGTTGCGGCACAGAATACCTTTCGATCTTAGACCAAGGGTTCTGATGTGTATGCTCCATCTTGATTGCGTAGTTGTACACCCTACTGGCACAGGTAGCGGCATGGTTAGCAAAGCTGACGCCACGCTTAACCCATTCCTCATACGTAGCCTTTGCCATCTTCGATGTCACCAACTCGTACTTACGTGTGCCTAAACTTTGGTGGAGAACCGTAAGGAAATATCTGTAATCCACTTTAGTATTGGTACGTAACATATTGAAATCATTAGATTGATAGTACAAGTTAATGAGATCAGTAACCCTGCTGCTTGACTTTATTTGTACAACCTTTGCCAACTCAGCACGATATGCATCAATGGCATCATTATGTACCCTGACAATTTGTCGCACCTGTTTGAGATCAGAACCACATTCTTCTCGTACAACTACTTCCTCATCTACAAGAAACTGTGGCGGGTTAAAGCGGTAGGAGATGTCACCCTTAGGTGACACCCTTTCTTGTACGTATCGTGGTAGCTTAGACATTATGCAGCTTCCAACATACGGAAC